GGGCGAAGGGCCTGCCACATAAAGTGGCAAGGAGTAGCCTGGGATGGCGGATGCCACCCGACCTTCTTTCGCACATACTTGTGTTGAAAGACGGGTACCGATGACGTCTTAGGAGGATCTGTTTGAAGGTCAGGTGCTTGTTTAACACTTACCCATGGGATAGGAAAGGAGGTTTGATTCCCCTTAGCTAAGAACCACAAGTAATAGCCCCTGATGTCGTGGAACTTACGCGTAGCTGCTTTCGCAACATACGCGCGAGTTATGAAATCCACGTCTCCTTCGCTCCTAAGAATTCCTCTAGATCGAGCCTCAAGGGGGTCTATCCAGACCCCGGCAAGAGTGTTCTCCATAAAGGGCACGTAGGGCAGATCAAAAGAGCTTGTAAGCTCCTCGAGATACCCTCCTAGCGCGCTTCCTGGAAAAGTCAAACTCCATAGCGTGTTAACGAGATGGCACATCAAAGCCTTTCGGCTATCAATGCCCCTGATATACACTGGAGTCACATCGATCCCATCATAGCAGTCGACCCCGCATGACTCCCTAAAGGGGCCATCCGTAAAGGTCTTCTCGCAATTGATGGTAAAACCGAGGAATCGTGTCAGCCTTTCGAACTCGCTAAACAACTCCGTTTCAATGACAACATCGTCACCATAAACGGAAAAGCGTTGCGAGCCTACGGCATAACACGCGGCAGCAAAAATCAGAGTTTCTATGGCGAATGTGCTTCCATTTCCCATACTTGAGAATTTGGAGTAGACGCCACGGCCGAGCGAACCCCGGTAACCCGGAGTGCGTACATCTCGCAAGAAGCCAAACCAGTCCGCTGGTAATATTAGCGCGACTGCGTTATAGCTAATTGTGTCGGATGCAGCTTGGAAATCCACGGTAGCTAAATCACCATGGATTGAACCATGCACGGCAAGTTTCTGATTTGCAGACTGGTCTCGCAGGTTAATGCCCACACGCCTCAAACGGCGTTTGGCGTATCCATCAAAAGCAAGTTGGAGAGGCAAGTTGCCCTCCGGTTCGCAAGCGATGGTTCTGTGAGTTTTCCAGTTCTTCGGTACAAGCTCCACGCGATTCGTAAACGTTGGCCGCAACCTTAGACTGTCAAAACCGCACAAGCGGTAAATTGAGTCTAGGTATTTAAAGCTGCTGCGAGTCGCAAACAACTTTAACCTCAATTTTAACTGAGGAAGGCTGTACGCACGTTTCGTGTGTGCTGTCGCTCCCGATGTCACCTTCAGCAGAGCAGGTAAGCTCTCTAGAAAGAGATGGTAATCCCCCAGAACTCTACTAACGTAGAGCTTCATCTTACGGATATACATGTCAAGATCATCGCCAACAGGCGATAAACTATCAACATATTTCCGAAGACGCATGTTTGTTTCTGAGCATTTTACCTCTGAAGCCTGAAAGGACTCCAGAGCTGCTCTTTTACATTCATGCTCGTTAGACAAGTCGGCATTCTTTTTATAAAATGCTTCGACCTGCCGGAGGAATCTCCACTCTTTGATAGTATGCTTTTGCCTATCAAAGTGAAGGGAGCAAGATGCAATACCGGCCAGGTTTCTAGATCGTAGATAACCATCTACTTTCTTCCACACCAGCGGGTCTACACCTTCGCGTTGGTCAGTCAAATAGTGACGACATATTGTGTCCACTACGTGGCGAGGTGACATGTGTCATCCTCCTTTCAAAGGTTAGGACTGGTTAAGATGGAACAAGCCAGTTCTGAGTCGAAACGCTGGCAGCGAACTCGTCCCCCGCAATGATATCGCGGAAGACGACAAGCGCAGCGGCGACTTCGTCAGCATCCCCGTTAAGGGGATAGCGAACGACCGCTTCGAAAGAGACCTTTTGAGCGAGAACCAGCCCGTCGGGATCTTCGGTTGCATGAACAACTTTACAACCATATTCCGCGACACACTGATTTCCGTCCGGGATGCGCCGTTTCTCGATAACCAACTTCGGCTTTACAGCCGTATGAGTTGGCTCGGTGGATGTGCGCGAGTTACCATTGTTGGTAAACCCTGTGAGGACCGTCGTCATAGACGCCATAATACCTCCTACTTAAGCCTTTGCGCGATGAGTGCGATAAGATCTAAGATCTTGAAAGCGTTCAATCGCAAGGCGGTTTGCGGGAAAATTGGCACGTGACAAGGGGTTCGAGCACAAAACACTGCTTTACAGACACCCTTTTGATGAACACCGCTTCCAGAATAACCGGACTTGAACGACGTTGTGTCGAATTCAAGCACCCGATCAACCGTAATGCGATATCCATAACTAGCGGTGTAATTCGTCTGTAAAGACAGAAAAGAGATAGCGGCAAGTGATTTGCCCACGCTCAAGAACCAGTCCACAACGAACGACAAGGGAATAAGTTCCCAAGCCGTCTGAAGAGGATTGAACTGAAAGCGGGGCACCACTATATCCGCAACCACAGAACCGCGTTTCTCAATCGTGATGGTATCCTCGACCTTCAAAAGGCCGTAAAACGCCATCCACGACTTCTCTACTGCAGAGGAAGAGACAAATTTGTACTTGTCTCCGCACTTCTCGCTGTATCTGGTACGGGTTTCGTCGAAGTGAGCGCATGCTTCATGAAGTGACATAATGTCATAAATGAGCACACGCCAACCGTAACGTCCCTCAAGCCAGTCATTAGTTAAACGCCTCCAATTTCTTGGAAAGTCCATCTTCACAAGCCGTTTGGCTATGTTGACGAACTGATGGCGTAACTGTGTGAGCTCAGCGAGAGCAGTGAGCGCGTCGTAACCATTACCGTAGATTTTGGCCGCTGCACCCTGGACAAAGCCGATAATATCGGCCCGTTCAGGAGCATAAGCTTGTACCTGTTCGGCGGTCACGATCCAGTCAGTGTAGGGAGTGTACTGACCATAGCCCTGGAGGTATTTGGTTTTACCGTCCGAGGTTTGGTATCCATACGTCCCAGTGGACCGGCCCTCACGGGTCAGTTGCCACCAAAGCGTAAATGGAATAAGTTCCCCCTTCTTGACTCTTCTGTGGTAGTCAGGCGTATCTTGGCCTCTATACAGAGCTGTCGACACATATCTCTTTCGAGATTGAATGTCTTGGCCCCCATATACGCCATTGGTCTCCCAGTACACCCTTTGTTCTTCAAGGGTTTCCTGATCAGACCCACCTGACCTCGTTTTGTACTCAGTACATCTGATGGGTAGCAATGCTCGCCTCCGTGATGCAAATGGGTTTGGGGCGTAAAGCCCCTTACCCAACACGTCAAAGGGTGTCGAAAATTGACCTGAGAGACTCTTCAATAAGAGCCCAAAAGTCAATGAACGCCACCAGGACGGTCACAACGGCATTGAGCAGAACGTCCATCAAGTGCACCTTTAATCCCTGCCTCATTTTGAAAGGCCAGCGTCCGCAGTATTACGCCGACCAGTGCCGGAGCCACAATGGATGCCTTTAACAGGCACTGCCCCCCCGTTTGGGGGGG